ACTGGTACATCCCGAACGTGTCGCGGTCGAGCGAGTTCCGGCACGTCGCCTTCGACGCCAACTTCTGGAAGACCTTCGTCCACGCCCGGCTCGCGACGGCTGCGGGCGACCGCGGGGCGCTGTCGCTGTTCGGCAAGAAGCCCGAGCACCATCGGCTGTTCGCCGAGCATGTCGCCGAAGCGGAGAGCTACGTCGTCACCGAAGGCCACGGACGGACGGTTCGCGAGTGGCGCACGAAGCCGTCGAAGCCGGACAACCATTGGTTCGACTGCTTGGTCGGCTGCGCTGTCGCCGCCTCGACGATCGACGTCAAAGTGCCGGGGGAGACTGCGACTGCTCGCCGCCGGAAACGCTATACGCAAGACGATCTGCGCAGGACAAGCGTGTGAGGTCTCCCTCCGAGCCCCGGCGCCTCATACGACTCCGATCAACTGGCACACTCGGCCGACGACCATGTTCTGAGCCAAGTTGGCGTCTTCGGGCAAGCCCACATATGCCGGGTATTGCTCATTGAGCAAGGCAACAATTCTCTTGGCCGCGTTCACTTGCAGCTCTCGATCATCGGGTCTGAAGCGGTCCCTGACGGCGGTGGGGTCATACAGCTTCGTTGTGACGAAGACGCTGGCGTAGCGTTGCATGTACCAATGCGAAAACGCCTTCATCGCCGTGATCGCCTCACACTCCCCTGGGAAGAACAGCTCCGTATAGGCGATCATGTCGATTGGCGTTCGGTCTGTCAGCACTACCTGCCCGGCAACGAGTTCATGCCGAAGTTCGGACTCGCAGTGAGCCAGGAAAATGTGAAGCTGCGACGAGAGCGACCGCTGCTTGGCAATCAAGAACGGACTCTGTCGTGCGGCTTCGGGAACCAGAACAGCATCAATGCCGCGGCGCTTCAGGTCTGCCACCGCGCCATGAAGCAACGTGGTCTTACCGCTCCCGTGTGCACCGCTTACCGCCACTGTCACCCTGTCCATTGAGACATAACTCCCTGAATGCGCCGAATGAACACGCCCAGCGCCGCATCGAACCGCGATCGTGACCACTGATCGCCACACTCGATGTTGTTCATCAAGAAGCCGTATGATGCGGCTTCGAGAGCGAGTTCCGTATCATGGTCTAGCTCACCGAACGACCGCCGATCAAAGAACCCCCTTTCGAGCGTCCACACCTGTGAATACGTGCCAGCGAGCGCTTCGCAGAACGCTCGAATGGTGTCGCTTGTGAATACGTACTGGGGTTCACAGTACGGTCGCTCGACCAACAATCGTCCCTGGTCGCGCAAACGTCGCGCCAACTCCGTGCCAGGAAAGACGCGGAGCTTGACGGTGGGGTGGCGAAAAACCTGCCAAGTGGCACCTATCTGATGCAGTGTACTTACGGAGTCCCTGAGCTCATTCCAAGATGTGTCCGGACCGAACAGGATTCGACCGATGTTCACCCGAATCCCGGCGGCTTCGAGTGCACGCACTGCGGCGATACTGGCCTCTGCTGTGGTGTCTTTCCTCAGCGCCGCAAGCATCGTGTTCGATCCGCTCTCCAGTCCGAGAAATACGGCGACCATACCAGACTGTCGAAGTGCTTTCAGCATGGCCGCGTCGCGAGCGGGGGCGAATGAGTCGGCCCGCAGTTCGACTTTATACGAGATACCAAGCTTGCTGCTGGCAAGCAAGGAAGCGATACGCATAACGCGACTGTGGGACGCAGGGCTGTTCAGGAAGTAGAGATCATCGTTCACATAGAACTGCGTGATACCGAAGTCCGTCGCAAGGGATGACAGTTCATCCACGAATGCCTCTGGCGATCTCCAGCGGTACGATCTGTTGCCCAGCAGTTGCCGAATCGCAGGAGTCGTGCAGTAGATGCAATTGTGAGGACACCCCCGCGACGACAGCACGCGGGCGGACGGCGAGCCCTCAGACCGGACCATTTCGGCCAGCACGTCGCGTGCCGGCCTCGGGAGGTTGTCAAGCGACCGTTCCAGGGGGCGTGGTGGTGTGTAAATCACATCCTGATCGCGCCGAAAAGCGAGACCAGGAACCGTGTCGAGCGGGTGTCGATTGCGCAGCGCCTCCAGGAGTCCGCACGTGGTTGCCTCGCCGTCACCGAGCACTACAACGTCGCACAGCCGCTCCGAAAGGACCTCCCCAGCGCACAGCGTGGCGTGGTGGCCGCCCCAGCATCGGAGACTCCCAACGTCGTCGCGAAGGCGTTGATCGAACTCGATCGTCTTGGCGATGTTTTCGACATCGACGGTATAGCCGAGAAGATCGGGCGAAGCGGCCCTGATGGCCGTCTCGATGTCAGCGTCACTGAGCACCGTGTTGTCGAGAATGGAGACATCGTGACCGTTCGCGCGTAGGGAACTCGCTACGTACGCGATGCCAAGGTGCTCATCGGCATGGAGCCGGCCATGAGGATCGCCGTGGAGTCTGACGAGTGCAGCCTGCATGTTCACCTTTCCGGCGCCGGACGCCGCGGCTGGAGTCCCTTCGCAACGGCCCAGAGAAACAAGCAGACAGGCGAGATTATCGTGCGATGTGGCGGATGCGACAAGCGCAATTGCCGAGGCTTTACGACGGGCGCGGAGGCACGGCGAGCGGTCGCGCGCCAGCTGGGGCCAACTTCGGTGAAGGCGCGACCACCCGCCAGCCAAACCGGTAAACACACGATGACGGGAGAAAACGCGCGGTATGACAACCGAGAGCACACGGAAGCGCTGGCCGTCGGCAGAAACCCCCAGGGGCGTGGTATGCCCCAAATGCGGATGCGCCCATCTGCCGGTGCTCAATACGCGGCGCTCGATGGGCCGGATCGTCCGGTACCGCCAGTGCCGGCACTGTGGCCGGCGGGTGACGACCTACGAGGTCACGCCGTCGAAGGTCGCCGACGTAACCGCGTGAAGCCCGAGAAACCCGGTGCGAATGACAGATATGGCACAATCTGCTGCCGGCAGCCGGAAGTTCCTTCGTGGGGCGCAGCTTCGGCGGTAGTGTGACTGCGGACAACCAGGACGCGCGGCGCGGCGGCTGATCCCCGCCGCGAAGCCACGGACTAAGGCCATGCGGGGCCGCATACCCAGCATGGCCTTTTCTGTGGACCGCGCGACTGGTTGCTCCGGGCTTCGGCCCGCGCGATTGAGGTGACGGATGGCGGACGACCTGAAAGACACAATCAAACAGAACGCCCAAGGCCCCAAGCAGGCCAGCGTTGACGGCGTGACTGCACAGCAGCACTCGCTGGTGGATCAGATCGCCGCTGACAAGTACCTGGCTGGAAAGGAAGCGGCGGCGCGGAATCCGGCTAAGGCGTTCACGCGCGTCAAGATCGTGTCGCCGGGGACGGTGTAGGGCATGGGACTGTGGCCCTGGACAAAGCGAAAGAAGGTGCAGGGGGTTGGCCGACCGCTTCTTGTCCAAGCGAAGTTTGACGCCGCGCAGAGCACGCCCGAAAACCGCAACCACTGGGCGAACGCGGACGGGCTTTCCGCCGATGCCGCGGCTTCGCCCGAGGTGCGGCGGCTGCTTCGCAACCGGGCGCGGTACGAAGTTGCGAACAACTCCTACGCCAAGGGCATCGTGCTGACGCTCGCGAACGACGTGATCGGCACCGGGCCGCGGCTCCAGATGCTCACCGAAATACCCGAGGTCAACCAGCGCATCGAGCGCGAGTTCGGTCGCTGGGCGAAGACCGTCGGCCTGGCGGAAAAGCTCCGCACGCTGCGGACGGCCCGCGCCACGGACGGCGAGGCGTTCCTGATTCTGGGCAGCAATCCGAAGCTGCCTGGCGCGGTGAAGCTCGACGCCCGCTTGATCGAGGCCGACCAAGTCACCACGCCGGACCTGTCGATTCTCGACCCGAACGCGATCGACGGTATCGTCCTCGACGAGTACGGCAATCCCGTCCAGTATCACGTGCTGAAGGTCCACCCCGGCGACACACGCGCGGGCGCGGGACTGGGGCTCACCTACGACCGCGTGCCGGCCGAAGCCGTCATCCACTACTTTCGCGCGGATCGGCCTGGCCAGAGCCGCGGCGTTCCCGACCTTACGCCGGCCCTACCGCTGTTTGCGCAGCTTCGACGATACACGTTGGCGGTCATCGCAGCGGCCGAGAGCGCGGCGAACATCGCGATCCTGATGAAGACCAATGCGCCTGCCGGTGGGGATGCCGCCGAAGTCGAACCCATGACCGAAATGGAGTTTGCGCCGAACATGGCGGTCTTCACGCCCGAAGGCTGGGAGCCATCGCAGGTCAAGGCCGAGCAACCGACGACGACTTATGACATATTCAAACGGGAGATTCTCAACGAGATCGCCCGCTGTCTGAACATGCCGTTCAACGTCGCGGCGGCGAACTCGTCGGCCTACAACTACGCCTCGGGGCGGATGGACCACCAAACCTACTTCAAGAGCATCCGCGTCGAACAGGAACACGTCGAAGACGTGGTCCTCGACCGCATTCTGACGGCCTGGATCGGCGAGGCCGTGCTCGTAGAAGGTCTGCTCCCCCAGCCGGCCCGCACGCGCGACGCCGAGTTCCCGCACCAGTGGTTCTGGGATGGGCAAGAGCACGTGGACCCGGCCAAGGAAGCGACGGCGCAGGCCACGCGCCTGGCGAGTCACACGACCACGCTCGCGTCGGAGTACGCCCACGTCGGGCGCGACTGGGAGTCGGAGTTGCGGCAGCGCGCCAAGGAAGTGGCGCTGATGGCGGAACTCGGGCTGACGCCGCAACAGCTTCAGCCCATCGGCAAGGAGGCCGGCGACGATGAAGACGAGTGAGGCGCGGCGCGCGCGGCAACTCTGCGCTCCGGTCGGCGAGTGGGCCAACATCGAGGCCGCGGCCGGCGCCGACGCCCCGCCGCTGCGGCGCTTCAGCATGGTCGCGTACACCGGCGGCGCGATGGCGTTGGCCGGCTGGCCGCATCCGGTCGTGGTGGACCTCGCCGGACTTCAGATCAGCGCGCGCAGCCGACCGATTCTGAAGGACCACAACCGCAGCCTCATCGTGGGACACACCGATTCGGTCGCCGTTCAAGGCTCGAACCTGGCCGTCACCGGCGTCATTTCCGGCGCGGGTCCGGTCGCGCGGGAGATCGTGGAAAGCAGCCGGAACGGCTTTCCCTGGCAAGCTTCGCTGGGAGCTCTCGCCGAGCGTGTGGAGCTCGTGCCCAAGGGCCGCAAGGCCGCGGCCAACGGGCGCGAGTTTGAAGGACCGGTCCACATCGCCAGGAAGGCGACGCTCGGCGAGATCAGTTTCGTGGCGCTCGGCGCCGACGAGGACACCAGCGCCCAAGTCGCGGCCACGGCCGCGGACATCAAGGAGGATGTCATGGATTTCGAGAAGTGGCTGGAAGCCAAGGGCTTCGTCGCCGCCGACCTGAGCGAGGCGCAGCGGGCGAGCCTTCAGGCGATGTACGACGCCGAGCGGAAGCGCCCCGGCACGCAGGGCGACCCGACCAACGACGCCAGCGATGCGGGCGACACCGACGAGCCGACCGGCGGCGCCGATGTCGTGTCCGAGCTGCGCGCTCAGGCCGCGGCCGAGACGAAGCGCATCGCCGCCATCCGCCGCATCTGTGGGAGCAAGTTCCCGCAGATCGAGGAGCAGGCAATCGCTGAAGGCTGGACTGAGGAACGCACTGAATTGGAGAAGCTCCGCGCCGAGCGGCCGACGGTCACCGGCGTCCGCCGCGGCACCGAGCCGCCGACCGGCAAGGCCCTCGAAGCGGCGCTGCTGCTGCGGTACAAGGTCGCACCCGAAGACAAGGTCGCGAAGTGGTACGACGCGCGCACGATGGAGGCCGCGCTGTCGCGCGACCTGCGCCGTGCTGGCCTGCACACGGTGTTTCACCAGGTGATTCACGCCGCCGGCGGGCACGTCGGGGCCACCGGGTTTGATGATGACACCATCCGCGCCGCGTTCCTCGCCGAGCAGCGGCTCATTCAGGCCGCGTACGGGTTCTCGACCATCTCGCTGTCGGGCATCCTCTCCAACGTCGCCAACAAGGCGATGCTGGCCGCGTACGAGGCGGTCGAGAGCGTCGTCGCGCAGTTCTGCTCCGAGACCGATGTCAACGACTTCAAGGAAGTCACGCGCTACCGGCTAACCGGCAATGGCGTGTTCGAGAAGGTCGGCCCGGACGGCGAGCTCAAGCACGCGACGCTGACGGAGGAGTCGTACAAGAACCGCATCGAGACGTTCGGGCGGATGATCGCGCTGACGCGGCAGATGATTATCAACGACGACCTCGGCGCCTTCCTCCAGATTCCGCGGATCATCGGCCGGATGTCGGCGCTGAAGCGCGAGGAAGCGGTCTTCGAGCTGCTCCTCAGCAACCCGAGCAGCTTCTTCAGCACGACGAATCGGAACTACGTTTCGGGCGCGGAGACGGCGCTGTCGATCGAAGCGCTCCAGCTTGCCGAGCAGAAGTTCCGCGACCAGGTCGATGTCGATGGCAAGCCGATCTTGATCCGGCCGGCGCTGCTGCTCGTCCCGACCTCGCTGGCGGTCACCGGACGGCGGCTGTTCAACGAGACGCGCGTCAACGAGACGACCGAGACCGGCAAGCCCAAGCCGGCGGACAACCCGTTCGCCGGTATGTTCCGCCCGGTCGTCACGCCGTACCTCAACGCGCAGGGGCTGACCGGTTCGTCGGCGAAGGCGTGGTACCTGTTCGCGAGTGCGGCGGACGTGGCGGCGATCGAGATCGCCTACCTCCGCGGCCGGCGGACGCCCACGATCGAAAGCGGCGAGACGAGCTTCAACACACTGGGGATGCAGTGGCGCGGGTACTTCGACTTCGGCGTGGCGATGCAGGACTTCCGCGCCGCGGTGAAGAGCAAGGGCGAAGCGTAGGCGTGAGGCCCGTAACGACAAAGGAACACAACTATGGCACAGGCAATCTTCCGGCATGACGGCGGCTCGATCGACTACATCCCGGGCGCGGACGTGGCGGCTGGCGACGTGATCGTCCAGGGCGAACTGGTCGGCGTCGCGAAACTCGACATCAAGGCGAACACGCTCGGCGCGCTGGCCG